TCAGCGGGCTATCGCAAGAAGCCCACGTGCGACAAATGTGGATTCAGAGCCAGGCATCCCAGCCAGCTGGTGGTCTACCACGTGAACGGTGACCTTAACGACTCAGAACTGCGCAATCTCAAGACCATATGCCTGAACTGCGCGGTCATAGTCACGCGGCAAGATCTGCCCTGGCGGGCCGGAGATCTTGAACCAGACCAGTGATCTGCTGATAGAGGTCATCCAGGGTGCCGTTGTTGTCAATCGTCTGATCAAAATCGGTACCGATCCAGGCGGTTTCTGACGCATGCACACCGAGGTTTTGCAGGGCCGCTGCGGCAAACTCTGTGCCACGATTGGCCTGCTCGGCCACAGCATACCAGTCGGGATCGGGGCCGCGCTTGACCCGTATCACGGCACCGCCCTGGGCACGTATGGCCCGTATCTCATTGGGGAATCGGCAATCCGAGATGACCACATCATCCCGGGTGTTGCGCAGCTTGTTTTCCAGGCTGGCGATCCAGATGTCATCGTGGAAGGCCCGCCTGCACACTTCAGTGCCCCAATGCTGCAGCACCCAGCGCGGTGTGATCTGCCTGCCCAGGCGAGCACTCCACCACTCGTCTGGCTGCTCGCGCCATTCCCTGCTGGTCCTGGTGCGGCCTTCCAGCATGTCTCGATCCCAACCAAACACCGCACTCACGGCGTCTTTCAAGGTAGCAGCAAATGAGTCGCGCCGGAATTCGTGGATGTTCACGAGATAGTCTGCGATCGTGTCTTTACCCGCACCTATCAAACCGCACACTCCGATGATCATCGGATTTCCTTTATCTTGAGATAGTCCAGGGTGTCCCAGAGCAGATCGATCTGCCGCCGGCAGTCTTCCAGGGCATGATGGCTGGCTGGATACTTGGCGAGATCGGGTACCAGACTGTAGATAGTACGGGCATCGCGCACATTGTAGTATTGCCAAGGCAGCACTATATTGTAGCTTTTATAACAGTGTTCCAAGATATTGCAATCAAACGTAGGACCGTTGGCATACACCCAGCGGCAGTGCCAGACCAATCTATGCAGTTCTTCCAAGGCTTGCTTCAGTGGGATGCGACCTTCTGGGCTGAATGCTTCTTCCTGTGCTGCTTTTGGCTGTCGGGCCCACCATTCTATTGTGCCGTCGCTGATGTTACGATCTGGTTGGCTGTTGGGATCTACCCGTGCATAATACCAATGGTCGCTGTATTCTGTGGTGCGTTCTAAAGGATCAAAACACTGGGCCGCGATGGTGAGCACACAGGCATCCACACCGGTTCCACAGGTTTCGATATCGATCATCACGGCCTTCATGCCGTTAGTTTACACGAGTTTTTGGGCAAATGCGAGTGGATTTAGCCGATCACGAAGGTGATAGGTTGGCTACCATCCACATATTGCTGGAGATCTTCTATACACCGGTCGATCATGGCCTGGCCTTCCGATTTCATGGCCGTGCCGTTCAGGGTGGTGCCGCCCTGTGGGCCAGCGATATTGGTGAACTTTTCCCGGGCTTCGCCTATGATGATCTTGGCCGCACCGGTCATGCAGTCCCGGAACCACTGCACGATCTGGTAGTTGGCCAGGAGCGTGATTTCAGGTTTGAGGTTGTAGGTCCAGAGCAGGACCACTTCGCCAGTGCCACGGGGATCGCGGATCAGCTGCAGTTTCTTTGATACCGGATCGAACGTGTAGTTGATGTAGCCACCAAACATGCGAGCAGCCAGTTCCACATACTGCTGATAAAAATCATAAGTGGCCATACCTCCGGCTGCTTGATTGAAGTTCAGCAGATAGACGTTGAGCGTGGCCTGTCCAAAGGGATCAAAGCTGTAGCCGCCCACGCCCGTGCCCAGGCCTATGGTGCGGCGGAAGATCTGGCGCACGCTGACCACTTCCTGGGGGAGTATGTATTCGTTCTGGTTGGACACCAGCTGCATGAATGAGTATGATTCTTCGTAGGCGTTCTGGGCCCGCTGGCGGTAAATGCCCAGCGTGCGCTGGTAAGCGGCCTCGTAGTGCGCGGGATCCAGTTCTACGTCGATGATCTGATCGGCCAGTTGCAGTTGCACATAGTCGATCAATTGTTTTTTCAGTGGGTCGAGGCTCGAGTCTGCCATGGGGGCTCCTTGCCCCGTATTTAGCGGATCTTGAGCAGGATCAGGTTCTCGTTGCCGCGCCCGTTGAACTTCACTTCCGTGGCCCGGATGTCTTTGAAACTCTTGCGGTGCTGGACCACGCCGCCCTGCAGGAGGGCTCGGATCTGCTCCGCGGGCTTGCGCAGGGTTTTCTGCACGCTGTTGGTGGGATCAAAGCCGATCAGGTTGTTGTTCTTGACCGTGAACGAGCCCGCGTGCGTGTCCGCCACCACGTAGATCAGCTTGCGTTTCTTGGTGTCATACAGCCAGGCTTCCTGGGCGTTGACCAGTTTGATCACTGGCTCTGATTTCAGTTTCAGTCCCTCAAACTCGGCAAGATACTTGAACTTCTGGGTCAGGCGTTCGGGGCTGACCGGTTTCTTCTTGCGCGGCTTGCGTTCAACCTTTTTCAGTTGGACATAACTACCACAGTCGGCTATGACCTGTTCGGCGAATTTCACGAGGTTTTTGACCTGGAGCTTACCAAACTGCCCGTAGCCTTCCACCAGCTGGGCATCCCGGCCTGCCACCACGGCCTCAAGTTCGCCCAATCTGCGCCGCCAATCGTCCGCGATCTCATGAACCATCTGGGGCGCGATGTTCATGCCACGCAGTATGGCCATGGGCTTGTAGTCGGCCGACATCTTGGCTCCCGCCAGGATCATGTCATCATACAGGCCCTCGATCTCGCCCGCGGCCTCCACCATCTTGTCACGCAAGCGATCCTGTATGTTTGGTTTGATGACCGTGTCCGTGGCTTCGCGGATGACTTCGCGCACGGCCCGCACACTGTCGATGTGGCCCTTGATGGCCGAATCCACCGTCAGGAGCTCATGCTCGTTCAGTTCCAGGCCCTGAGTGTTCATCCTGCACAGCCAACCTGTGGCATTGCGGATGGTTGACTCTGGCACCCTGCCGAACTCCTTGGCCTCCCGGGTTCGATCGTTGCGGGCCAGCCAGTCGATGATGAGCTCTTTCACGGTCTTCTTGTCGTAATGGTAGTTGTACCAGGCAAAGGCGGCAGATAGCCGGCTGATGCGGTTGTCGCTATTGGGCTGGACACGCCATTCTGGCTCGGGCCCGGTGTATTTCGTGTCCGCGCTCTTGGGATTGAGCGGCCGGGGTGCTCGGATCGTGGCTGCGTTCATCTATGCTCCTTGTGTGATAGTTTAGCCAACAGCAGGTGTCCTTCAAAGTTTCGCAGGCATTCTTCGGCCTGGGCCAGCAGCTGATCGAATCTAGGACTGCCCGTGCCCCTGCGCCGGCAGTTCACCCACTCCCGATCGGCCTCGCGCAAGAGTTCATACACCGCGCGGTGCATGACCCAGAGATCACGCACGCCAAACTGGGTGCCAAGATAGCCGCGATGCGCGGTATCTAGGCGCTCATGCAGGCGCTGCCAATCTGCCATGTCCATATGCTATTTTAGCAGATCAGGATTTTTGGGTCAACCTACCCATAAATACCCTACTATGCCGCGTCTTAGCCTGTATCGTCCCAATAGGACCAACGATTACCGTTTTTTTGACCGCCGGATCTCGGAGATGTACACCGTGGGTGGTGTGGATATCTACGTGCACAAGTATCTGGGACCCAAGACCGGCACCGGAGATTCCGCCGAAAGCGGCAACTACGATCCCACCCAGCCCAACTACACCTTCGAAGATCCCTTGTTCATACAGGATCTACTCCTGGGCGAGAACCGCGATCGTGCCTACGATCCCGATATCTACAGGATGCGCGGCGTGTACCGGGTGCAGGACATAGACTTCGATCTCACGCAGTTCGGCCTGTTTCTCAACAACGACACCCTGTTCCTGACCTTCCACTACAACGACATGATCGACACCATAGGTCGCAAGCTCATGGCGGGCGACGTGCTTGAAGTGCCCAATCTCAAGGACTGGAACCCGCTCAATCCCGCTGTGTTGCCCTTGCCGCGCTACTATGTGGTGCAGGACTGCTCGTTCGCGGCCGAGGGCTTCGCTGCCGAATGGCTGCCGCACACCTGGCGCGTGAAGGCCACGCCCCTGGTCAACAGCCAGGAATACAAAGAGATCATGGACCAGGCCCTGGAGACCCAGACGATCTGGGATCCGGGCAACTTCTATCCCGCTGGTTCGATCGTGCTGTCAGGCGACACCTACTACCGTGCCCGGATCGATACCCCCGTGGGCACCGACATCACCAATACCACCTACTGGGAAGAGATCGATCCCAACACCCTGGGCGACAAGGCCTCCAGCCGTCCCAAAGACCTGCAGCTGAACGACGCCATCCTGGCAGCGGCTGAGCTGGAAGTGCCCTTGAGCGGCTATGACACGGTCAAGTTCTACATCTTCCCCACCAACCCTGATGGCACGCCCGCTGACCCCGCCAGCATCACCATCGACTCCACGTCGATCGATGTGGACTCTACCGGGGTGAACGTGGCCGATGCCGCGCAGACCCCACGAGCAGATGGCTACACCATGGGCTATCTCACTGGAGATGGTATCGCGCCCAATGGCCTGCCAGTCACGCCAGGTGTGAGCTTCCCGCCCAACGCGAGAGAAGGCGACTATGCCCTGCGCCTGGATTACTTTCCCAATCGCCTGTTCCGCTACAACGGCCGCGGGTGGATCAAGATCGAAGAGAACGTCAGGACCGATCTCACCAATGGACCGCAGAACAATACCTTGCGTTCTAGCTTCGTGAACAATACATACACCGTGCCGACCACGGACCTGGGCAGCATACCCAGCCGCCAGAGCTTGAGCGAACTCCTGAAGCCGCGCGCGGACAATGGCGATGATGGTGGCTTCAAGCCGCCCAATCCCAGACCTGGCACGCAACCTGGACAACCTAACGAATAATCTATGGTCCAACAATATTTTTATGACGACCAAATCCGAAGGTTCCTGCTGCAGTTCACCAGGATCTTCTCCAACTTCCAGGTCATGTATGGCGCGCAGGGCAGCGAGAATGAGACCCTGGTCCGCGTGCCCGTGCGCTATGGCGACTGGAGCCGGCAGGCCCAAGTGGTTGCTACCGAGAACTCCTCCAGCTTCATGCCGTCCGCTCCCTTGATCACTTTCTACATCACGGGCATGGAATACCAGCAGAACAGGATGCAGGAGCCCTATCACGTGAACAAGGTGCAGGTGCGCCAGAGGACCTACGATCCCGACACTGAATCATACGAGACCACGCAGGGCAACGCCTTCTCTATCGAGCGGCTCATGCCCGTGCCCTATAGGATGACCCTGACCACGGACATCTGGACATCTAACACCAACCAGAAGTTCCAGATCTTCGAGCAGATCGCCACCCTGTTCAACCCCGCGCTGGAGATACAATCGACCGACAACTATCTGGACTGGACCAGCTTGAGCGTGGTAGAACTGGAGAACGTGCAGTGGACCAATCGGACCATACCAGTGGGTACTGACAATCCCATAGACATCATGAGCATGCGGTTTGGCCTGCCCATATGGATCTCAAGCCCGGCCAAGGTCAAGAAACTGGGCGTGGTCGAGAAGATCATCTACTCAGTGTATGATGCCCAAGGCGATGCGAATGAAGCCATCACCAACAGCGATCTATTGCTAGGCACGCGCCAGAAGTTCACGCCCTACAACTACCAGACGCTCTTGATCGGCAACAAGGTGCAGGCCCTGAAATACAGCCAGACCATCAACACGCCCAACTCAAGCGTGACGCCACCGGAGAATCCGCCCAGCAACGAGTTCTGGCATGCCATCGTGGGCGTGTATGGTGTGTTGCGCGAGGGCATCAGCCAGATACGCTTTGACAATCCCTGGGGCGATGACTCCCAGATCATCGGCGTGGTATCATATGATCCCACGGACGATCGTTTCCTCCTGATCGACATCGACGCAGATACCCTGCCACAGAACACCCTTGACCCAGTGGATGCCATCATCAATCCACTCACGTTCGACCCCGGAACGCCCATCGCGGGCACGCGCTATCTCATCCTGGATGACATGGGCGACGAGACCGCGGCCTGGGGACCGTCCATCAACGCGCGCGCCAATGACATCATTGAATTTGACGGCAGCTACTGGACCGTGGCCTTTGAGGCGGCCCAACAGACCACGAACATCGAGTACGTGACCAACATCACCACGGGCATACAGTATCGCTGGACCACCACCGAGTGGGTGAAATCATACGAAGGACTCTATCCCTCGGGAGAATGGAGCCTGGTATTGTAACCGCCGCCGGCGCTTGGTTCTACAGCCTGGACACCGATCGCTATCTCTATCTCATGCGCAACGATGTGAAAAACCCTGGGGCCTGGGGCCTGCCGGGAGGCAAGGTCGATCCAGGCGAGACTTTACTACAAGCATTAGAGCGCGAGTGCGAGGAAGAGATCGGCCAGTGGCCCGAGGTCACTAAACTGGTGCCCGTGGAGCAGTTTACCAGCGCGGACGGACGTTTCGCCTATCATACGTTCCTGGGCGTGGTGGCAGCGGAGTTCCAACCCCGGCTGAACCACGAGCATCTTGGCTATGCCTGGCTGGCGCGCGATCAGTGGCCGCGTCCCATGCACCCGGGCCTGTGGTCCACGGTGAACCTGGCCGAAGTGCGTGCCAAGATCGACAGCGTGGTCGAGCTGATCAGATATCGCAGTAGGTGACGAACTGCCGGATGGGCATGGTGGTGAGGTTGGGCAGATCCAGCCAACCGTCGGGCTGGCCCGCTGGTCCACCCACGCTCACGAACTTCACGCCGGGATAGGCTCGCATGACCTTGATCATGTCGGGCATGACCATGAGGTCGTCCCAGACAGTCTCGCGATTGTAACCGATCAGGAAGATCTCTTCATGCCCGTCGAAACAGGCCAGGTAGCAGGCCAGGGCCTCGTCGGCCAGATAGGGAGAGTAAGGGGTGGGATACAGCCGGTTGGGATGGCCTATCACCATGTTGGCGTTGGAGTAGATGACCGTGGTCTCATCGTAGGCAGTTTCCAGTATGCGGGCCAATCTCTTCCTGTTGGTGCAGGCATAGAAGTCCAGGCGCATGTCCTCCCAGATGTCGCCGGCACTATAGGTCTGCAGGCGTCGACTACCTAACAATCCGCCCTTGTGATTGGCCAAACGCTGGTGTCGGAATCGGTCCTGATCGTATCTGCTGCCGATCACGGCTGCGCGGCCTGACGTGTGATCATTGATGATAAGGTTGGGGATCCACTCTCGGCGTTCCTGTTTCACGCCATTGACCAGGCGCGTCTCCAGGATCACAAACTCACCGTCATAGTCGCGACGGTAGCGAGCTTCCAGCATGGGGATCAGCCGGGGCCGGGCCCACCTGCTGCCTGCCGTTCCGCGCGCTGCGCTTCAAACTCGGCCATGGCAGCGGCATGCGCGGCCACTTCTTCCGGCGTGTAGGCGCGATAGTGCTTGATCTCGGCCACTTCGTCGGCCAAGACTTCAAACGTGGAGTGCGTCAGGCACTCACCACTGGGATCGTACAGCACATGTGGCAGCCAACCGCGGGCGCGCAGGGCCGAGAGATCGTTGGCCTGGGCCAGGGCTTCTAGATCGCTACCGTTGGGAAACTGGCGCGGGCCTTCCGCGATCTGTCCATCCGTGATGCGGCAAAACTTGGGGGCAGAGCCCGGATCGACGGGCAGGTCATAATGGGGCATGATATCTCCTTAAGGCAATGGCTGTTTACTTATCTGCGGCCGGCGCCAACAGCGGCAGCTCCAGCAGGGCCTGCCGTATCTCGTCGAAAGGATGGGTCCAGTGGCCGAACACTCTTTGGCGCCACAGGCGCACGCTGTGGTAATAGGGCGTGCGATCGCCGTCTTGGGCCCACAGGAAGTAGGGCATGACCGGGGTGATCACCCAGGTATCCACACCCATGGCGCCTGACAGGTGCGCCACGCTGGTGCAGGCCGAGATCACGAGATCGCATGAGGCCACCGCTGCCTGGGTGTCTGGCCAGGAGTCCAGGGGCACGGGCCGCACCCAGGGTGGGCACAGCTCGCTGTCCTCGTCCCGCTGGAGCGAGATGAACTCTGCTGCCAGATCCTTGACCGCATGAAACATGAGATCGGCCGGGAATCGCTTGTGATGCTGCGCTTCAAACTGCCGGTTGCCTGCCCAGCGCAGGCCAATCCTGGGTCGCGCACCCCGTATGGTCTTGGGCCGGGCGATGTAGGCCTCGCCTGACAGATCCGCCAGCTCCAGGCCCAGGGGCACCGGGGCCGACATGCCTTGCACCCATGCGTCATGGTACACGCCGTACTCGGCACCGTGCTGGACCACCGCTGACACGCCAGATATCTGGCTCATGAGCGGGACCAGGCTGCCGGTGGCCGACACTATGACCCGGCAGCCGCGCGCGGCCATGACCTGGGCATAGCGCACCTGATGTATCTGGTCGCCCAAGCCGCCTTCCAGGCGCAGCAGGATGGTGCCTTTGGTGCGGCCATCCCAGGGTCCGGTCACCGTGTCCGGGCGCTGATCGCCAAACACGCCCGCACGGCGGCCACGATCCAACAGCTGGTAGCCCTGCTGTATCTGGTCCTGGCGCAGGAGATACCAGCCGCGGTTGTAGGCCGCGCGGTCGTTGTGGGGTTCTTCCCGGGCCAGCTTCTGTGCCAGGCGCCAGCCTTCCACAAAGTCGCCCATGGTGCTGGCCGCCAGCTGGAGATCTAGGTCATGCACGGGCGGCATGGTTCGGGGCACTGGCAGCCAGAACTCGGGCTGGCAGAAATCTATGTAGTGATGGCCCAGCACGTCCCGGGGATCCTGCTGGTGCTGTGGGGCCAGGCGGGGCTGGATGTCGTGCATGCCCGCATAGCCGTGCAGGCCCTCGTCGTCTTCCTTGACCGGCTCCCCGTCGATCTGGGCGAAATCATAGGAGAATGCCGGCAGCTCCAGGAACTCATGTATGCGGGCGAGCTGGCCCTGGGGGTCGCGCACGAGATCGTCGTATTCCACTACCAGGAAGGCGGTGGGATCGTACTGGTATCCGGCCTGCAGGCTGATGTAGGCCGCCCGCAGATGATCGGCCAGCTGGCCCGATCGCATGAACTCGGCCAGATCCGAGGGCTGGGCCACCCTCACGAACGACGCCATGCAGTCGGGTATGCTCCTGACGGTGGCTATGATGCGCGGTGGTCGGCCCAGGACCTGGCGCATGGCCGACATGATGGTGGGTATGGGCCAGCCCCGGCCTTTGTCTATGATGGTGGGCCGGTCCGTGTGATCGTAGAAGGCGTCGATCATGCCGCGCATGGTGCTGGCCAGGCGCTCGCGATCGGGATCGTTGCGCTCCAGCAGGCCCTGGCCCATCCAGGTGTTGGCCAGACCGTCTAGAGCGTGCACCAGTCCCGACGTGGTGCTCACGTGCAGGCTGGGATGTTGGTTCAGGATGGCTGCCAGCACGGTAGAACCCGAGCGTGGCAGGCCCGATAGGAAATGTAGGGTATGGCGTATGATCGGGTACTTAGCCGCCGGGCCAGGCCGATGTCACGCTTTCATGAACGGATGGCCAGCACAGGGAAATTCGAACCAGCCACCTGCAGCCACGTGGTCAGGGCGCCTACCTGCTTGGGCGAGCTGTAGTAGGTGGTGTTGCCCAGGCCTAGTTGGCCACTCCAATTCTGTCCCCAAGTCCACAGCGTGCCGTCGGTTTTTACAGCAGCAGTCCTGCCACCTCCACAGTTTACCTGCTGCCACGTGGTCAGGCTGCCGACCTGCACTGGTGAGCTGCGGTTGGTGGTGTCGCCCAGGCCCAGCTGTCCCCCGTTATTGACTCCCCAGGTCCACAAAGTACCGTCGGTCTTGACGGCAGCGGTAAAACTGACACCGCCGCTCACCTGGCTCCAAGTGGTCCCTGCGCCCACCTGCACTGGTGAGCTGCGGTCGGTGGTGTCGCCTAGCCCCAGCTGGCCCGCGTAGTCCGCGCCCCAGGCCCATAGCGTGCCATCGGTTCGCACGGCCGCTGTATGATAGCGCCCACTGGCCACCTGCAGCCACGTGGTCAGGGCGCCCACCTGCATGGGTGAGCTGCGGTAGGTGGTGTTGCCTAAACCCAGCTGTCCAACGTCGTTCCGGCCCCATGACCATAGGGTGCCATCGGTCTTGATGGCCACACAAAAATTATAGCCAGCAGCCACCTGCAGCCACGTGGTCCCGGCACCCACCTGCACGGGTGAGCTGCGGTTGGTGGTGTCGCCCAGGCCCAGCTGGCCGAAGTTGTTCTGGCCCCAGGTCCACAGCGTGCCGTCGGTTTTTATGGCCGCGGTGAAATTCATACCGGGGCCTACCTTGGACCAAGTGGTCAGGGCACCCACCTGCACAGGACTGCTGCGGTTGGTGGTGTCGCCCAGGCCCAGCTGACCCTGGTCGTTCAGGCCCCAGGTCCATAGGGTACCGTCGCTTTTCACGGCTATGGAGTGACTGCCACCACCAGCCACCGTAGACCAAGTGGTCAGGGCACCCACTTGGACGGGACTGCTGCGGTTGGTGGTGTCGCCTAGACCCAGCTGACCGTATAAGTTGTAGCCCCAGCTCCAGAGGCCGCCGGCAGCTGCTCCCGTGGCATAGGTCCTGCTCCAACCCAGGCCTCGGGCTGATGCTGCTCCTATCGTGATTGGTAGGGGCATGGTCTAGATCTCTTTCATGAACGGATGGCCATCACAAAATCACTCGTTATCGCAGTACCACTGGCTAACTTCAACCACGTGGTCAGGGCACCCACCTGCTTGGGCGAACTGTAGTTTGTGGTGTTGCCCAGGCCCAGCTGACCCTCACCGCCCCGACCCCAAGTCCATAGTGTGCCATCGGTCTTGATAGCAGCGGAGTTGCGTCCACCACATGCCACCTTGGACCACGTGGTCAGGGCGCCCACCTGCTTGGGCGAGCTGTAGTAGGTGGTGTTGCCCAGTCCCAGCTGGCCTACATGGTTTTGGCCCCATGACCATAGAGTGCCATCGGTCTTCACGGCCAAAGTTTGACCATATCCGGCAGACACCTCTAACCAAGTGGTCAGGGCGCCCACTTGAACGGGACTGCTGCGGTTGGTGGTGTCGCCCAGACCCAGCTGGCCCTGGGCGTTGTAGCCCCAAGTCCACAAGGTGCCATCGGTTCGCACGGCAGCGGTGTAATAGAAACCACAGGAGACCTGCTGCCACGTGGTCAGGGCGCCAACTTGCACTGGTGAACTGCGGTTGGTAGTGTCGCCTAGGCCCAGCCGGCCGAGATCGTTGAGGCCCCAGCTCCACAGCGTGCCATCTGTCTTGATAGCAAAGGAGAAACTTTGTCCGGCTGAAACTTTAGACCAGGTGGTCAGGGCGCCAACCTGTTTGGGTGAGCTGTAGGCATTGAGGCTGCTGCCCAGGCCGAGCGTGCCATAATAGTTGTTTCCCCAGGCCCAGAGCGTGCCATCAGTTTTTATGGCCAGGCAGTGCGTGTAGCCGGCGGCCGTCTTCGACCACGTGGTTCCGGAACCCACCTGCTTGGGCGAGCTGTAGTAGATCTTGTTGCCTAGACCCAGCTGACCGTCGTCGTTGATGCCCCAGGTCCACAGGGTGCCATCAGTTCGCACAGCCGCGGTATTATATCTGCCAGCAGCTACGTCTATCCACGTGGTCAGGGCGCCCACTTGAACGGGACTGCTGCGGTTGGTGGTGTCGCCCAGACCCAGCTGGCCAAAGGAGTTGCGGCCCCATGACCACAGGCCTCCAGGGGTGGGACCACTGGCGCTGTAGGTCCTGCTCCAACCCAGTCCCCGGGCTGATGCTGCTCCTATCGTGATTGGTAGAGGCATGGTCTAGATCCGGTCTATATCACGCGAACTTGGTCTGGCTGCTGAACACCGTGAAAGTGGCGTCGCCAGTTTTGAAGATGGTGTACACATAGGCATCTATGCTGCTGGCGTTGCCGCCCGTGTAGGCCGTGCCGTTCTGGAACTTGGGAGTGACGGTAGCGCCATCCACCTGCACGGTGTTGTTGTAGTAGGCCGTGCTGCCCTGCTGGACTAGGAAAGCCACCGTCAGGCTCTGTCCAGTGCTCATGAGGGTGTTCAGGCTGGTGCCCGACGAGCCACGGAAGTTCACTGTCCAGTTGGCCGACGCGTTGGATGTGTAGTACAGGACCGACTGGGTGGTCACATCATAGTTGATGGTGCCCGTGGCCGCCGTGGCCGATATCGTGGCCACCTCTGCCACATCGGTCAGGATCGCGCCCAGCACGCTGGAGCTGCCCGCGAAGGTCTGGGTGGCAGTGAAGGTCTGCGCGGTCGACGTACTCAGGCCGTTGCCAAAGCTGAGCACACCAGATCCGTCAGTTGTTATGAACTGTCCCGAAGTGCCGTCCGTGCCCGGAAAAGTGAAAGTGGTCGAGCTCCCGGTATTCGCGCTCTGGAGGGTAGTAGTACCAGCGCCGCTGGCATGCCCCTGTATCTTGAAGTTGCTCATGTCGTTATCCCCATATGATCCATGTTTGGTCCGTCCCTACCGTGACTGCTACACCTGACTGCACTGTCACCGGTCCCACGCTCTGGCCATTGTAGCCAGCCGTGATCGTCTTGTTTGCCGTGATGGCCTGCGCGCTCTCCGTGATGGGCCCGCTGGCCACCACTTCCCCACCCACGGTACTGTTGGCCGGCAGGACCACCGCGTTACCTGATGCAGATATATTGGCGGCACCTAGGTATATTGTGCTGTTGGCCAGCCAGATATCTTTCCACCTCTGTGATGAGGTGCCTAGATCGTAGGTGATGTTGGCCGCGGGCAGGATGTTGCCGGTCATGGTCATGCCCGTGGTAGTGAACACCGCCACGTTGGCCGTGCCCGCTACCCCGACCGTGACGTTGGCACCAGACGAACCAATGTTCACGTTTGATGTGCCATTGGTTATGTTGCTGACAGTGGTGATCACGCCCGACAGCTGGCTGCCGTTGCCCAGGATGTAGGCAGCGGTCACGTTGCCCGATGCTGATATTCCGGTGGTTCCGTCAAGTGAGAGAGGCATGTTTGATTTCCATCTTTGGGATATTTATGCTAGCTGGGAGTCCATACGTACACGGTAGTTCCGTCGGGGATCTGCAGATTGCCAGTGATCACGGTGCCGCTTATGACGGTGCCCCAGCTGTTGGCGGCCAGCACCACGTCCCCGGTCAGGGTTTTTGGGGCGGTGACCAAGCCCGTGGCCATGGATCCTGGGCTGAACACAGCGCTGTTGCCTGTGCCCGCCACTGACACAGTGACGTTAGCATTGGCCGATGCTATGTCCACGTTTGATGTGCCGTTGGTGATGGCCGTTCCTGATCCACCACCACCACCCGAGGCACTGATGGTTATGGTCTTGCTGGAGTTGTTGCCCGTGATCGTGACGTTCTCACCGGCTGACAGGGTGACTGTACCGCTGGCCGCGTTGGACAAGACCGCGGTGCCGTTGGCGTAGATGTTGCCAAATCCGAATCCAGTGTTCTGCTCAAAGGTCAGGGCCGTGGTGCCGATTATGATGGGATCGTTGGTGGTCAGCTTCCACTGGGTGTCTCGGTAGACCGTGCCTTCCGTGACCATCACGATCATGCCGGCTTCGATCTCGCCGTCCTGGTTGCCGTCAGAGGTTCTCGTCCAGGTGCCGTTTTCGCCCGCACCCGGGGTCTGCACGCGGTAGAGACCGTTTTCGCTCCCGGCTGCCTGGCCAGTGACCAGCACGCGATCGTTAGCAGTCAGGGTGATGCCATCCACCACCCTGGGAGCGCCGCCTGACAGCGTGACGCCCGTGGTCGTGATCGCCCGCACTGCCTGTTTGTAATCGATGTCCGAGATCTGCTCGGCCCTGATCCTGGTAAGACCCATGCTATGCCTTTATGATGCTATATTTAGCCAAAAAAAATAGGGCAGTAAGCACTGCCCTATTTTGGGAGCGGACTGATTTACAGCCGGCCTACCACCACTTCGATCGTGCCTTCTGCACCGTCAAAGTCTGCCAGGGCCTTGCCTATGACCGCACCCACTGGGGGGTTGGCTTCTGCGCGAGCACGCCCGCCGCCGGCCGCGATCATCAAGTCGCCCTTGCGCACTGTACCAGTGACTTTGGTTGGCACGCGACCTGTCAGGGCCACTGCTACCACCGTGTCTCCGGCCAAGCCAGCGTTCATGATGTAGCTGGGGTTGGTCGAAACCACACCTGCCACGCGCCGGCTGCCCGATTCGCCACATGTCGTGACTTCCTTGGCTCCGCCAAATGCCACCACTGTGCCCGGCTCGATTGGGCCATCTGCTTCGTACATCTCTGCCAAGTCAGCGTACTGTGCGCTTGTGGCTTTGGCGAACACTGTGTTGAAATACGCAGTAGCGTTGCCAATGTTACCGACACCGTTGCCCATGTCGTTCTGGATGCCAGTGGTAGTGAACCGCAGGATATCCGAGCCACCAACTCCCACTGTCACTGGACCGCCTGAACTTGACACGCGCACGTTTGAAGTGCCTGACTGGATAGATGTAGCGTCAATGCCTGTCAGTTGCGAGCCATTACCCAGGATGAAGTTACCCGTGATGTTGCCTGTGGCAGAAATCAATCCTGCCGTGGTCACGTTGCCAGCCACCACGTTGCCAGTCACGCTGGCAAATCCTGTGGTAGTGGTTCCACCTGTGCTGACCACTATCACGTTTGCAGTGCCGCCAACTGTTACATAAGCGTTGCCGTTAAGTGCCGCGATACCAATCTCTGACGTGCCTTGAATGATGCTTGACACGTCAATCGAGCCCACATCGACGTTGGCTGCTGTCGTGCCATCGTTTTGGAACACACCAAATGTGGAGGCATTGACCTGTTTGAGCTGGAGATTGCCCAAGAAAATGGTCGATCCATTAAAGTAGGCGTTGTTCCACATCTTGGTGGGCGAGCCCAGATTGTAGGTCACGTTGGCCGAGGGCAGCAAGTTGCCTTCGATCTGCACTGTGTCTGCGGCATCCAAGCACTCGACCGAAGCGTTGCCGCTGGCATTGGTCAGGCTGGCCACCGTGGTCGACGTTGTGAGGATACGCGCATCGATGGCGTCGCTCACGCTGGGGGCTTCTGTGAAGGTGAGAGCGTTGCCTGACACCGAATAAGCAGTGGTCGGGATCTGCACCACACCGTTGATGGATACGATGGTACCGGCCGTGGTCGAATCTTCCGTCAGGGTGAACACGGTCTGCACGCCGTTGCCCGTGAACGAGTCTGCCACGATCACAGTGAAGTCCTGCTCTACCGTGACCCATCCCGATCCCGAGTTGTAGACTTCCAGCGCGTCGCTGGTGGTGTTGAACCGGAACATGCCCACAGTGGCCGGGTTGGGCCGCTGTGCGGTGTTGCCACGCGGCAGGATGATGCTGTCTGTGGTGTTGAAGCTGGCTATGGCATTGGTGATCGCACCAGAATTACCAAAGCTGGTTGTGCCCACACCTGCGTCAATGAACAGGATGTTGGCCACCGTGTCGCCGCTGACCGAGAAGTCAGTGTCAAGACCCGTGCCGTTCACTGCGATCGTGCCCGAGGCAGGTCCGTCTATGGTACCAGATGCCAGCACGAGGTTGGCAGCTGTGACGTTACCTGTGGCAGTGACCAGGCCAGCTGTGGTGATGTTGCCACCTGTGACGTTGCCGGTCACAGTGGCTAGACCACCTGTGACTAAATTACCGCCCGTGACATTGCCCGTTGCTGTGACTAGACCTGCTGTTGTGACATTGCCGCCGATCACGTTGCCAGTAGCAGAGACCGTGGTGCCTTGGATGGTACCCGTGACTGACATGATGTTGGTGGCCGTATCAAACGTGAAGTTGGCCGATGCGGCTAGCAGATCACCGTTGTTGAACTGCACTTCAGTGTTGGCGCCAGCTGCGTCAATGTTACCTGAAATGTTACCGATAAAGGTAGTTGCGCTCACGTTGCCCGAAAACACAGCACCCGTGCCGTTGATGTTGCCCGTGGCTGATATGATGCCCGTGCTCACGTTGCCTGCTGTGACATTGCCCGTGGCACAAATCAGGCCACCCGTGAGTAGATTGCCACCCGTGACGTTTCCACCAGCTGATACCGTGCCACCTGTTGCCACGTTACCAAGTGTTGCAGTGCCAGTGGCACTCACTGTGCCACCAGTGGCCAGGTTCCCACCCGTGACATTGCCCGTGGCTGTGACGAGACCACCTGTGGTGACATTGCCGCCCGTGACGTTGCCCGTGGCAGTAACGAGACCACCTGTGGTGATGTTGCCACCACTCACGTTGCCAGACACGTTGGCTGACTGGAGATTGGCGTTGCCTGCAGTGAAAGGACCGTACTCCAGCACGTTGACCACGTTGTTAGCGGAGAAGTTTACGCTGGTGGCCGCGAAGATGCTGTTGGCACTGCGATCCCAGCCCACGAAAGCGTTGGCCCAGGCGGTGCTGTAGTATTCCATGAAGATACCACGGTCTTGGCCGTCGTCTGCAGAAGGTGGCACCCCGTTGGCACCGGTACCCATGATGATGACGGGATCTTCCACGCGCAGATCGTCGATGTTGATGTAGGTGATGTTGCCTTGCACGATGAGGTTGCCACCAATCACCGCATTGCCCGTGGTTTGGATGGTTCCGGAACTCATGTCACCCAGAGTAATCAGATTGCCACCCGTCACATTGCCCGTGGCTGTGATCAGGCCCGCTGTGGTGATGTTGCCGCCCGTGACGTTGCCCGTGGCACTGGCCGCGCCGCCTGTTAAAACGTTGCCGCCTGTGATATTGCCCGTGGCAGATACTGTGCCTGCCGTGGCCACGTTGCCCACGGTAGCTGTGCCCGTAGCGCTGATCACGCCCGTGACGTCCAATCCTGTGGTGCTGAAGACCGCGATGTTGCCGGTTCCGCCAATGCCCACTGTGACGTTGCCGCCAGATGAAACCACTTTGACATTGGATGTGCCGTTCTGGATTGACGTGGCGTCAATGCCTGTGAGCTGGCTACCATTACCTATGAAATAATTCGCGGTGATATTGCCTGTGGCTGAAACTTGCCCAGCTGTGAATATGTTGCCACCCGTGACGTTGCCCGTAGCTGAGACCGCTCCAGCTGTGAGCATGTTGGCTGCGGTAGCATTGCCCGTGGCGGAGATCACTCCGCCTGTCAGCAGATTACCACCCGTGACATTGCCGGCCACTGATACGTTGCTGGTCAGCGCGAATGTCACTTGATCATCGTCCGTGACCAGGACAGAAACTTGATCAGCGGTGCCCAGCAGTTCCAGGGTATCTCCGCCCGAAACCGTGGTGGTATTGGCTGTGTCGTCCTCGATGTCAAAACCCGAACTGGCCACCCCATCCACATAGTCTTTGGTGGCAGCATCTGTACCTACTGAAGGCTCGGCCACGTTCTGGATCCTGTTGTTGCCTACTTGGATGTTGGAACTTGCATCGAACGTGATGTTGCCCAGGGTCACGAGGCCGTTGAAATCGCTGGTGCCGGCCACCGTGACGTTGCCGTTGGCCGCTATGTTGAGCGAGCGCAGGCTGGCATAGGCGTTGATAGAGATGGTGGTGTTGGTGTTCTCGCTGGTGGTGAACACCGTGACGAATTCGTCCGCGCTCTCGTCCCAGACGAAAGCGATGTTGTCTTCTGTTCCGCGCTTGCCGATGTAGCCGATGTCCAGGCTGGGCGCGCCGGACTGCTCTTTGGCCAGCAGGATCAGCGGATCCTCTACCACTAGGTTCACTGTGTCGATGGTCGTGGTGTTGCCCTGGACCGTGAGGTTACCAGTGATGGTAAAGTCCGAACCGTAGGTCAGGTTGTTCTGGAGCTTGCCCCCAGTGACCGAAAAGTTTTGCACCTTGGCAGCTGCGTTTACACCAAGGTATACGTTACCCTCTGATGAGTCGGTAATCTGGTTGTTCTGGATCCGCGTGATGGCCATTTGCTTCGTTCTCCTGCCGTGAGGCTACGTAGGTTATTTACCAGGATGACTTAAAAGGCGGTTGTGCCCTACAGGAAACGCACGTCTATGGTGTCAGAGATGGTGGGCGCCTGGGTGAATGCTAGGCTGTTGCCGGTCACTGTGTAGGCCGTGGCGGGCAGCTGGACCACGCCGTTCAGCATGACCAGGGTGGCAGCGGTGGTCGATGAGCGATCCAGCACGAATATGAGGCTGGATCCGTCGCCGCTCAGGGTCTGGTTCGTGACATTGGCCACCAGATCCTCCCAGCTCGCGCCATCGTATACTTCTACCCGGGCTAAACTGGTGTTAAAACGCAGGGTTCCTGTGCTGGCCGGACTGGGACGCTGGGCAGTATTGCCCACGGGCAGCACCAGCCCTGTCGTGGTATCTATGACAGCTAGTCCTGTGCCGGTGGGGCGGATCACGATGTTGCCTAGGGTGCCGTCCGTGGTTATGGTAGTATTGGCTATCTCCAGATTGCCTATGTTGGCCAAGCTGGTGACTGTAAGTGTGGCGCCTTGCACAAGATTGCTGGCTATCATGCTGTTGGCCAGCACGTTGCCCTGGGCCGATACAAAACCAGATGTCAGCAGATTGCCGCCAGTTACGTTGCCCTGGGCGGAAATAGCTGCATTTGCAGTGATAGCTTGGCCAGCAGCGATGGTTCCCGTGGTAGAAACATTGCCAGCGATCACGTTGCCTGTGGCCGAAACATAGGTATTTGAAGTGATGCTGTTAGCTAGTATATCGCCCGAAACATTGATGTTGCCAATCACGGCATTACCACCAATGAGATTGGCCCCTGTGACGTTGCCTGAGGCTGAAATTTCTCCCAGCGTCAGCAGATTGCCCACATCCGCGTTGCCTGTGACCACCAGCGTGGTTAGATTGCCCACGATGGTCAGGCTGGAGAAGATCACATTGGCGCTGAGTGTGTTTCCAGTGAGATTGCCAGCATCCATGGAACTGGCCACGACTCCGGTCAGTTGGCTGCCGTTGCCAAAGAAATAATTGCCGGTGACATTAGCAGTGGCCGATACCGCTCCAGCGGTCAAGATATTGCCCCCAATCACGTTGCCTGTGGCTGACAGGATGCCTGTGTTCACATTGGCTGAAACTATGTTGCCAGTCATGCTCAAGCTGGTGCCCGTGGCCGCTCCTATGTTAGGCGTGACTAGATTGGCCCCGGGTTTGACCGTGATATTGCCGTTGCCATCGAAGGCCGTGGTATCATCGTCCACTTTGGCCGAAAAAACAGTGCCCGTCAGTGCGAGACCAGCCGCTGTGTTGGCCGAATAGACTTGACTAGCAGAGAACTGGGTGAACTCGATATTGGCCAGACCGATGATGAAAGGACCTGTGGGTTGCGTGAGCACATAGCTCTCGCCCGCGCCAGTGTTGCCGTATTTGACATAGAAGTAGGATCCTTGATCCAGACCATCATTGGTGTCAGGCACATAGATATCGCTGTCAGTCGCTCGAGTAAGCACCCAGGGAGCACTTACATTACCCGCATCAGTCACTGCATACACACCGTTTTGTACTGCATTGCCCTGCTGATAGACTAGGATCCTGTTGCCTGCTGCGACAGAGAACCCATCGACAGTCAAGGCACCATTGGTTGTGGCTGTGAGCGTGGCTCCGATACCAGCATTTACTCGCACTGATTCAGTCAATCCCGTGGCATTGGAGATGTTTGCTACCGGACTACCGTTGTAGGTGGTTGACAACACAGCAGCCGACGTGTTGGGTGTCAACACCACGAAGTAAGCCGTGTTGCCGGCCACGCCCGAGAAGGTGTTGGAGAACCACAATTGATCATTGACCTGTAGATTAGCTGCACTGGAAAACACCACGGTATTGCCAGCTATGGTATCGGTGACTGTGTAGGTATTGC